TTCTGCCGCTATAGGATCTGCTTTAGGTGCTGGTATAGGATCATTGGCGGCAGGTGCCGATACAGATGACGCATTGAAAGCTGCACTTATGGGTGGTATTGGTGGATACGCTGCAAGTGGTAGTATGTTTACTCCTACTGCTACAAGTGCCACGACTGCTGGAACATCTGCCGTTACAGATGCTGTTAGTTCGAATGTTGGCATGTCTGATTTTGCGAGTAGCTCTGCTATTCCTAAATATGTTCCTACTCCAGAACCAACCTTCTTTAGTAAAGCAATAGACTTTGCTAAGACTCCTACTGGCATGGCAACGATTGGTGGTATTGGTGGTTTAGCTGCATTAGGTGGAATGGAAGAGCCAAAACAAGAAGTGTTTACACAAAGACCAGACCCAGTTGGTAAATCAAGATTAGGACTTGGTTTTATTGGCGATGAGAGTTACAATCTAGATGATAAAGAAGATAGAGAAAGATATTTTAAAGATTTAGAAAAAAGAAAGAAAGGGACTAAATCATCAGATGACGAGGTAAGAATACTTAACTCTGGTGGCGAGGTCGAAGGACCTGGGACTGGAACAAGTGATTCCGTGCCTGCTAGACTTTCAGACGGAGAGTTTGTATTAACTGCTCAAGCAGTTAGAGGAGCAGGTGGTGGAGACAGAGATATCGGAGCTGCAAGAATGTATGAGATGATGTCTGAATTAGAAAGGGTTGCATAATGGCTACACAAACCACAGAACAAACGATTAGACTTGCTCCGTTTCAAGAACAATTTTTAGCAGATATATTTAAAAGTGCAGAGAATATTACGGGTGATGGTTCATCAATGCCATATTCTGCTCAACAGGTAGCAGGATTATCTGATGCTCAAAAATCAGCAATAACACAAGCTACTCAAGGCGTTGGAGCATATGCTCCTTATTTACAAAAAGGTAGTGAAGCCATAGGTCAAGGCATTGGAGCCGTGGGCAGTGGACTTGGAACTCTTGGAGCTGCGATAGGACAAACTGCTCAAGCTAGTTTTGACCCAACATCTTATCAACAATTTATGGATCCGTACACAGAAGATGTAATTGCAGCAACACAAGCTGATATAGCAAGGCAAGGACAAATGCAACAGAATCAAGTTGCTGGAAATGCAGTTGGTGCAGGTGCTTTTGGTGGATCAAGGCAAGGCATAGCTGCAGCAGAAGTTGCAAGAAATGTTATGGATCAACAAGCACGGACTGGTGCACAATTAAGATCACAAGGTTTTGCACAAGCACAGAATTTAGCACAACAACAAGCCTCACAAGCATTACGACAAGCACAACTTACTGGTCAGTTGGGTCAATCGGCTGGTGCACTCGGTGCACAAATCGGGCAAATGGGAACACAAACCGCGGCTCTTGGACAGCTAGGACAGCAGATGGGTGTGCAAGATGTAAATACGTTGCTTGGTATAGGTGGTCTGCAACAAGGACAGACACAGAAAGAATTAGATGTTACAAGAGCTAATGAGTTAGCACAAGAAGCGTTACCTTATCAAAGAATAGGTTTCTTATCTGATATATTCAGAGGTGTTCCAGCGTTGCAACAAACAACATCAAGAATGTCAACACCGCCACCAAGTAGAGGATCACAGATGCTTGGACTAGGTATCGCGGGTCTTGGAGCAATCGGTAGTGCCGGAGGTTTTGGTAATTTTTTTAGTGGATCACCAGTAGGAAGAACATAATGAGTGTACTTAATAGAGCAATGTTTAGAATACCTGGTCAACAAAGCAGAGGCATCATGCGTTCTAGTCCAGAGTTGATTAGAGCAAGTACAGCGAAGGCAAGTCAATTAAACCCAATTATAACAGGAGCACCCGAGTTTAAAATTGGTAAACTTAGGTCTGGAATTACACAGATTCCAACTCAAAAAGTAGATATTTTTGGTAATATTAAGGCTCCAGGGGGAGCTTTGTTAGACATAGCAGGTAAACCAAAACCCTCATACACATATGATGAGCCAAGTGGAAAAGATTCACAATATAATTATGAGACTATTCCTTATGCAGATCGCCCAAATGAACCAACAAGTGATTCGACCTCATTGTATACTCAAGACAAGATAGGAGCAGGTCTGGATATAAATAACGTAAATAAAAAAATACTTGAAAAAACAGATGATTTTGATGCAAACCTAGCTACTGAAACTGGTTTGATTCCAGAAGATGATTTTGATGCAAACCTAGCTACTGAAACTGGTGCAGCTATTAGTGACGAAGGTTCTGGCAAAGCAGGTACAGAACCAGGTACAGAACCAGGTCCAAGCATGTTAAGTGGCTTTGAATCAAAGCAAAAAAACTTGTCTGATAGAATGACAAAAGCGATTGCTAATTTGTCCACAGGTCTTGCAGATGCAGACGACATAAAATTAGGTGGTAAAACAATACTTGAAAACTCAAACGCATTAGTAGAGAAACTCCAAGAAAAAGGAGAAACTCCTACACTTGCAGACGTACAAGACGATGCCATAAAATTATTGGGTTTTGATCCAAAAGAATTAGAAGGCGAGTATGAAGAAGACAGAAAGGCATCTATATTTTTAAACATGATGAAAGCGGGTCTTGCTGTTGCTGCTGGTCAAAGTGATGATGCTATAACAAATATTGCAAAAGGTTTTGGCGTTGGATTGCAAGGATATGGTGAAGATGTAAAAGTCTTAAGTAAACAATTAAGAGAAGATAGACGAGAAGCAAGAAACACTATGTATAATCTTTTGAAAGATAAAAAATCAGAAGCACTTGCACAAAGAACTCTAGAGATACAACAGATGGAAGGTGTTGTAAATATTCAAAAAAGTCTTATAGGAGATCAAAGACAACAAGCACAAGATATCTTTAATCAAGAAATGACTCAATTAAAGTTTAATGCAAACTTATTAAGTGCTGCTGCTGAAATGGGACTTAAAGAAAAGAATTTACAACTTACAAAAGAAAACATAGACAAAACATTTAAAGCTGCCTTATTACGAGCACAGCCAGAAATTATTTCTTTGCTTAAAGCAAGAGGTCACATGAAGTTAAAAGATGGTATCACAAAAGAAATACCTTATGGAGAAGAAAATTATTTAGAGCAATATGAGCTAACTGAATTTGGTCAAAAAACGATTGACAATTATTTAACAGAATTAAAGAAGGGCACTTCAAAAAGTTTAAATTCTGGAAGTGAGTTTAATGTAAAAAGAGAAAATATTTCTACCACTGGACAAGTTAGTATAGTTCAACCTCCTTCAAATTATTCTGATGCTTCTGATTCTGTCAAACAGTCTTATGGTATTGCTGGTGTGCAGTTATTAAAAGAGTTATCTTCTTTAACAGATGATGAAGATAGATTTAAAAGAATTGTTAGCTTTGTAAGAAGTCAAAAGAGTAACTTTCCAGATTTGACTATACCAGAAAGTGCTTTGTCTGTTGATGTTAAAAAGTTTTTAAACAGTAAAAAAATGGGTAAAGACAAAGGATTTAATAGAGATGATTACAAAGACGTTTTAGAACTAAGCACTGGTGGTTAAATGCCTAGCTATATAGTAGATGGTAAAACTTATTTTATTAAAGAAGACCTTACGCAAGAAGAAGCAGAGGCTTTTATCAAAACTCGTTTTGGTTCTCCAGGCGATCAAGCTACGGCAGAAGACGAGCCTAGTGATTATTTAAATCCACAAGATGAAGGAACGCTGCAAGAAATAGCAGAGGGTGCAGCCTCTGGTTTAATTGCTATACCTCAAGGTATAGTAGAAACTGCTACAAGTCTTATCGATCTTGCTGCCGGAACTAGTTACACAGATTCAGTGGTCAAAGGTTTTAATAAAATGAGAAACGATCTTGGTATTGATCCAGCTGGAGCCGCTGGTAAAATAACCGAAGGTCTTATTCAGTTCGGTATTCCAGGTCTTGGAGCCGCGGCTGCCGTATCAAAGTTTAGTAAACTTGGTAAGTTGGCACGAGGCACACGAGGCATGAAACCCGATGCAGGGTCTTTAAAAACAATGAAGATCACAAAGCAACCTTTGGACATGAAGGACTTAACAACTAGTCAAAAGTTAGGATTGGCAACACAACAAATGGTAGCGGCAGGTGCAGCAGATGCAGTCGTAGCTACGGATGGTACTCAATCTTTAGGTGATTTTTTCGAAGGTGGTTACGGTCCATTTTTTGAAACAAAAGATCTTTTAGGATTAGAGGGCAGAGAAAGAGCAGCTGCTAGAGTATATAATAAAGTTATGGCTCATGGTATTTCTGGGTCAATTCTTGCTGGTATTTTACCTCCAGTCATTGGTGCAGGACTTAGCACTTCTGCAAAAATAGGTGCGGCTACATCAAGAGAAGTTGGTCTTGCAGTTCCAGGCGCAGCCATCGGTGCGGGTGCAGCCACAGTTGATGAGTTGGCTCAAGGAAAAGATATTGAAGACATAGACTTTGGAAAGGTTGCAAAAGGTGCAGCTTATGGTGCTGGTATTGGTGCGGGTGCTGGAGTAGGGTCAAGAGTATTAGGAGCAGCTTCTAAGAAAGCATCAGAAGCTATTGCAAAACAAGAAGAAAGATTTTTAAAAGGCGAGTCTTCTGATCCAGGTGTTATCAATACTTTGGATAGAGCCGTTGCTAAAGCGTTGTCTGCTTTTAGATACAGATCATTTTTACCAGCTGCCGTAGCGAGAGTAAAATCTTTGGTCAATCCAGCCATAGAAGGTGATATTAAGAAAGCAGAAAAGGCGTTAAAAGAAGTTGATAAAGAAATTTCAAATGTATTAAGACCAGGTAACAAAGAATTTGAAGCGTATAGAAAACTTCCAGACTTTACAAAACAAAAACTGATAAATAATTTTATGGATGTTCTTGAAGGAGCAAAAGAAAAAGATTTAGAAATACCAAAAGTTTTATTTGACCGCTTCTTAAAAGCAAAAAATATTATTGATGACTTATCTAATAAAGTTATAGACACTGGTGCAGCTAAAAGTTTACCAGAAGTATCAACTAGTGGATTGATGTCTAGAGAGGCTTTCAAAAAGCAAGTAAGAGATAACATAGCAAATGGTGGTTATCTTTCTAGACAATATCAAATATTCAATGACGACAATTTTAAACTAGCACCCGATATGAGAGAAGCTCTTATAGATCAAATCGTAGAGGGTAAAGGTGTGGATATAAAACATGTTCAAAAATTTTTAGCAGGTGAGCCTGAAACATTTAGACTTACAGATGATTTTGTAAACGTATTTAGTGCGGCACAACGAGCAGGCCCAGAGGGAGCTGTTGGTCAAGTTGGTAGATTAACAAGACTTCAAGCAGAACGATACATAGACGCTGTTACAAAAGAATATAAGGCTTTGAAGCATAGCTCTGGTGGATCATACGGGTCTGCCGCTAGAACTGTACCAGTTGTCAGACTCAATCCAGCAGTTTTAAATAAATCAAAGATAGATAATGAAATTATTAGAGCCATACTTGGTGAAGTTAGAAACCCAAAAGAAGCATACATGCACACTGTAGGGGAGCTATCTAATTTTATAGCAGCAGATGCGTTTTATTCTAGTTTTAAAAAAACCGCAGACAATATAATTAGACAAACGGATCCTCGTGCAGATAAACCTTTGTTTATAGACACAAACGATTTAATCAGAGAAAAAATTGTGCAGATTAACCAAGCAAGAAGTAACATGGGATTTGAACCAATAACATCTCTTCGTGAATTACCCCAACAAAACAGAGATGAAATTATTGAAGATGTTATGAATAGTGTTCAAAGACGAGGGGGTCGAGGACTAGACTATGTGGTTCTTGGTAGAGATCGATTAAAAAGTTTTGATCCAGAAGGTATTGCAGCACGAAGCGTTTTCGGTGAAATGTATGGATACGCCATACCAAAACCTATGTATGAAGCCATGAGTAATGTTATTAACGAAAGAACAAGTGTCATGGGAGATATAGCAAGAGCCTTGTATTATCCTATGGTTAAATTAAAAGGTTTATCTCAATACGCTAAAACTATTCTATCTCCAATTACACAAGTTAGAAACGTAACATCTGCTTCTTTGTTTGCACTAGCACAAGGTAATGTAGGTAAGAACGCTAGTCTTTTTGAATCAGTAGATTTAGTTTTGAGAGATTTAATTGATAAAGAATTAAAGCTAAAAGGCACTGGTAAAATTGAAAAATTTACCAATGATAGATTTGATTTTTCTTTGAACGATGAAGTTTTAGATTTTCTTGTAGACTTACAGAACAGAGGTGTTATCGGTAGTTCGGCTCAACTACGAGAGATACAAGCTAACTTACGCCAAGGGTTAGGGTATAGAGGAACAGGAGTCACAGGTGAAACAGCACAAAGAACAGTTGGATCAGTAGACGATGTAAGAGTTTCTGATTTTGAAGTTGCTTTGGGTGCTAGACCACAAGCAGTTGAAGATTCAATAGCCAGACAACAATCTATAATAGAAACTCCTTCAGATGGTAAAGGATTAAAAGGTATGTCAAAGACTGCTTTGAAAGGCAGTATGAACATGACAAGACGATTCTTAGATACAGCAGAAGGTTTGTATAAAGGTGGTGATGATATTTGGAAGATATACAACTACGCTTTTGAATTACAAAAACTAAGAAACTCAATAGCAAAGATAGGAACAGATTTCGCTAACAATCCCACTGTTAGAAGACAACAGCTCACTGCGTTTTCTAGGCACATAGGTAAACAAAAGGGTGAAGGATTAGATGAAGCACTAAAGAGAGCAGCCGCAGATACAGTTCGTAATACAGTTCCAAACTATGAACTTGTACCAGAGTTTATTAAAGGATTAAGAGGTGTGCCTCTTGGAAACTTTATAGCTTTTCCAGCAGAGATTCTAAGAACTGGTTTTAATACTCTTGATACTGCTGCAAAAGAATTAGATAGTCCAGTTCAAGCTATTAGAGAAATAGGTATGAAAAGATTAATGGGTGGTATTACTGCCTTTGGTGTTGTAGGCGATGGACTACAAAGATTTGCACAGACTTTGACTGACACTAGCGATGAAGAATTAGAGGCGGCTAATAGATTGGCGGCTACTTGGCAAAGAAACTCACAATTAATACCAGTTGGCAGAGACGACAATGGTAATTTTGAATACATTGATTTTAGTCATACAAACCCATACGATTTATTATCAAGAGGTTTTAGAACTGCTTTAAACACATATAGAGAAACAGACAGACAAAGCATGTCTATGGGAGAACAAGTTAGAAAGATAGGATTTGAAACATTGTCTGAATACTTCACTCCGTTTATAGATTACTCTATGGTTTTTTCTGCACTACAAGATGTAGCACCTACAGCAGGTGGAGGTCGTGGAGGTCGAACAAGATCTGGTGCGAAGGTTTACAGAGAACAAGATAGTTCTGGAGTTGCTTTTGAAAAATCATTGTTACATATGTTTAATACTTTGATCCCAGGCATGGTCCCCGTCAGAATACCAGTGGGAGCAGAGCTTGGTATTGCAGGTGGTAACTTTCCAGAAGGTGTAAAATCTATAGAAAAGTCCAGATTTTTACGAGGTGTGTTCTCTCCAGAAGGTGAGATGGAGCCTACAACTGGTAAGACTTATCGACAAGGAGCAGAACTATTTAGAGCTTTTACTGGTCTAAATACACAAACACTAGACTTAAAAAGATTAGCGGAGTTTAGAGCACAAGAGTTTAAACAAGATAGATCTGGAACGGCTGCATTGTTTAATGAAGTATTAAGACTTCAAGAGGCATCTCCAGAACAGATCATTACTGCTTTTAGAAGAGCAGATGATGCTAGATTGAAAGTTTTTAGAAAGTATGCGTCAGTTATAGATGATTTAAGTACGTTAGGTTTATCAAAATCAGACTTAAAAAAAATAATGAAAGACGCACAGTTAGGAGAAGAGGAAACAAGGTCTGTTTTGAACGATAGATATGTTCCATTCAAGCCTAGTAAAGAAAAAATTAAAGATGCAAAAAAGAAAAATATATATGTCCCTAGATCAGATATAAATGCTTTAAGATCATTACGAAGAGGAATGTCTTTACGGAAAGAGCCAGACTCGGATATGTTAAGTATGCCTAACTTGTTTGGATTGGGAAATCAAAGAGCAGTTGCAACTCAAGTCCCTAAACCACCTGTTAATAATACTCAGTCGCCTGCATCAAATATTACTCAGTCGCCTGCATCAAATATTAATGTGTCATCAGCTCCAAGTTTTCAACAGATGACTAATCTAACAACAGATCCGACAACAAGAACTAATCCTTCTTTTCTAGGCAGTAGTCCAGAGGACATTCTAAAAAATTTAGACATAGCTAGGAGAACTGCATGAGTAGATTATCCCCACATTTTACAATAACAGAATTTATTAAATCACAAACGGCAGAAAGAAAAGGCATAGAAAATATGCCAAACGATAAACATGTAGTTGCAATGATGGCATTGTGTACTAATGTTCTTGAGCCTCTTCGTGAACATTTTGGTAAACCAATCATGATTAACTCTGGGTATCGCAGCGCAGCGTTATGTCGAGCCATAGGATCAAAAAGCACTAGTCAACATTGCAAAGGGCAGGCGGCGGATATAGAAATACCCGGTGTAAGTAATGCAGAATTGGCTCAATATATAGCAGATTCAATGGAATACGATCAGTTAATATTAGAATGTTATGAAAGATCTAAAGGTCCTAGTTCTGGTTGGGTGCATGTATCATATAATGGGGAGGCAAACAGAAAAGAATCTCTTACATACGACAGAATCAATGGTTATAGAAGAGGTTTAATTTACGCATAGATGTCTACACTAATTGTCAATCTACCTTCAATAGATGTATGGGTTCGTAAAGAATATTTAAGAGACGGAGAAGATGGTCATGGAGAGTTTGTAAAAGGTGTTTGGGTTACGGCAAAATCTATTCCAGGTCGAGCTTTTTATTTTGAAACTTACCTTCCTGACTACGGTGCTCTTTACGACAAACTACCTATTAGTGCTTTTACTGTTGAACCACAGACCCCAACTCCAGATATGGATCTTTATAATCTCCAGTTTTGGAATTGCATGGATTATGGGGTGGTGGCTATTAGCAAACAATTTATAGGATCAATGGACTTCGAAGTATATACAAGAGATCATGGTATTGTAAAAGGATCTTACGTTTGTACTCTTGATAACTATCACGAAAGTATAGATACAATAGATTATTCAACTAGTGAGAAACCAGAAGAACATAAATCATTTAATTTATTAGAGTTAGATAATGGTCAGTTCTGTCTGTATCCAAACAACAGAATGAGAGTTTATGATAACTCATTAACACCAGATGAACCTCTGAAGCCAGACTTCAAAGTTAGCACAGAAATATATCAAGTCGAGAATGGACAGAAGTTTAGACTCGGAGACACAGATGAATACTTTTGGAAGGCTAAGAATGAATGATCGAGTTTCTTCTGGTCTTTATGCTCAACGAAAGAGTTATAAACCAGACACAAAAATTTGAAAATATTAACACTTGTTTGTATTTTGCTAGACGTTTGAACAATCAACCAGATGTTCCACTGTTAGATGGTAAAGTAGGTAAAATTACTGCATATTGCAAACCCGTGAGAAAAAACTAGGCTCTAGGATGCCCGTACAGAGCCGAAACAAATGTCCCGTGTGTGATTATACCCTAGAAATACCTTATGTTTTGTGTGTTTTTGTATTGTCCACTATCCAACTTCTCCCCAATTTGACCCCATTTCAGCGTCTACATCAAAGGGTATTTTAAGTTCGGGCACACAATTAGACATAATTTCTTTTATTTGTTTAATTTGTTTGTCATTTTGAACATTAAAACACAATTCATCATGAACTGTAAGCATGGGAGTAAGACCAGCTTCATAACAATCGACCATTGCTTTCTTGGTTTGGTCGGCACTTGACCCTTGAATCAATCTATTCAGCGCCTTGTATGTAAAAGCTCTTCTGATTCTACCCTTACCGCCATATTCAGCAATAGCTTCTTTCATAGGTAATGCTTTATTGTACTGATAAGAGATAGGTTCATACATATTGAATCTACATTTACGACCCAACCAAGTTCTAATGATACCACTCTCTGATGCTTTCTTTGTTGTCTTCTCTGATATTGATTTTAGAAATGGAACTTTATCATTATATTTATTTAAAAGAGCAGTTGCTTCATCTACAGATAGATCAAGAATGTTTGCTAGTTTACCTTTACCCATTCCATACATCAATCCAAGATTCACAGTCTTCGCTTGTTTTCTAGGTATGCCTGCTATATCTGCAACAATCTGATGAAAGTCAGCTTCGCCTTTATGATATAAAGATACGACATCATCTATCTGTGGGTGTCTATCAATACCTGTAAGTGTAGCACAATAGTGAACAAGCCATCTCGGTTCTTGAGACGCATAGTCAAATGACCCCCACTTCGATCCATCTTCTGGAATAAATAAACCCCGAATTAATTTTTTTATATATGGATCTCTTGCAGGTATTTGTTGTAAATTAGGATTAGACGAGCTAAAACGACCTGTAACAGTTCCACCGCCGTCAGAACGTAAAGGATGAAAATCACAATGTATCTTACCATTATGAGAATGTTCAAGAATTGTATCGATAAAAGTCGTATTGGCTTTGTTAACCTCTCTTATTTTTATAATCTTCTTCGCAATGGGATGATGATGATTTGCAAGAAATTGTTTTGTAAACGCGGGAGCACCGGACTTTTCTGTTCTAGAATACGGAAGTCCCACAGAGTCAAAGACCTTTGCTACAGATGTAGCGACCCAAGGTTCAACAACCACCCCGGTTTCCTTGACTATTTCATCTACAAGTGATTGCTCTAAAGTTTTCAATTCTTTCTTAACTAATTCTGCTTTAGGTATATCAACTCGTACTCCTTCTGTTTTCATATCAAGAAGCAAAGGTGTGAGTCTAGTTTCCAAATCAAAGATGCCACTACATTCTTCTTTGGTTATTTCTTTTCTTAACACATCCCATAATTTTAAAGTTATGGCAGCGTCATGTTCTGCATAAGCACCGACATAACGAGGAGGTAGTTTCCACATACCAGACTTTGGGTCTACACCAAATTCTTCTGCTGCACTCTTAAGCATCTTCTCATCTTTATATGTACCAAGATGATCTCCTGCTAATGAGTTTAGATTATAATATCTTCTATTCTCATTTAACAATGGAGCGGCTACCATTGTATCTCTGATTTTACCTTTGACTTCTATGCCTTCGGCTCGTAGCCAACCCAAATCGTACAACGCATTGTGGAACACGAAAGTTTTAGTAGTATCACTGCATAATTTAGTAAGCCATTTATATACTGCGTTCTTCGGCATGTTACCTACAGTATGTGCAACGGGAAAATACCAAGAGCTATCTCCAGCTGCTACTGCAATACCTATTATATGTCCGTCTTTTCTACACCAGCCAGGCCCTAGTCTTAAAAGATTCTCATCTTTTGTTTCTAAGTCTATAGCTATCGTGTCGTATTGAGATAAATCGGGTATAGCTTCGGGTGGTGTCCAATCAGAATCGATATTACCCCATGCTACATCTTTTATATCTTGTTCCAATAAATGGTATTGGTCACTTGTCATTTATAATTTCTCCACCTAACGCAGCGTAGCCTATTATATCAACCCAACTGTCGTCATGTTCTATCGTTTCTGCTAATCTAGCTAGTTTTACACCAACCATACAAGCCACAACTTCTTGTGCCGTAACGTCTCGATCTAATATAACAGACCATATCTTAGCTATTCTTTCATGATTAAACTTAGCAGGTCCATATTCTTTAGCTCTCGGTCCGTTTATCAGTTTCTCTGCTTGATCCAGAAAGTATTTTCTGTTTTTGTTTGTCAAAGGGATTCTCCGTTGTTGTTCTAATTAATTTACACTCGTAATGAAGGTAACTATCCCAAAAAACTGCACCAGATTTGTAAGGTGCTTTTTGCAAATACCATTCTTTTTTACCAGATTCTGTCATAATTCAAATCCATACTGTCCAGATTTACATATTATATGTAACTCTTGCTTTGCTCGAGTTACACCCACATACCAAACTCTCCTCTCGGCATCTTGGTCTGGACTTTCCACACATGCCTTCGTTGAGTCTAGCAACAATGCTACATTATCTGCTTCTCCACCTTTTGCTCTATGGATTGTAGATACACGGATTCTAGGATCAGCCGAAAGTATTTTCTCGCCTCTCCTTCGTACAGAAACTATATATGCAGCAACTTGTTCAGATACTTTTAAGACATTCTGCCATGTTACAAAGTTATTTGCTTCAAAGCCACATAATCTTTTTAAATCAATTAATGTATATTCTTCATCTTCTGACAAAGAGTTCATAATTCTTCTGCCCGATCTTTGTATGTATTCGGGATCAATAAGTTTTGAAAATGGTTTTAATAAATCTCCAGGTACTGATGCTCCTCGTTGTAGCTTTATCCACACTTCTATCGACACTAATACATTGATAGATACAGACCACCCTTCGCCTTCTCTCCAAAATACATAACCTTCTTCTCTTAACTTTTGACAAACTTTATTAGCAATATAATTAGTTCTTGTAAGAACTAACCATTCGCCCTCTGTCATATCTATATCAAGAATATCATTATGCCATGTAACAAAACCTTTTTCATTCTTTGGTTTCCATTCTTTATCTTCTCGTTTCGTGATTTGCTCGGTCAATCCTTTTGCAAAAGCAAAGGGATGTTCGGGAACACGGTATGATTGATCCAATATTATTTTATCACTACTAGCATTAAGAAAGTTGTCAACATCAACACCCATCCAAGAATATATAGCTTGGTCATCATCTCCAGCGTAG